AGACGCCTTGCGTGCGTTGCGTATGGCACGGCGGATCAGGAGGCGTGCCGCTACTTCTATGAACGGTAGGCCGCGAGCCTCGGCCTGTTCACGCAGCCAGCCGACGATTGTGCTTTCGTTCTCAGCGCACCAATCGCTGCCGTTCCTGTCCATCTCTGCGGCACGGGCGTTGCACGCGCAGTCAGGCGTGCTGGTGATACCGATGCTGGCCAGCAGCTTCTTCAGTTCTGTGCCTGGGCCGCCAACAGGCAGACGAGAAATCTTTGGGTATGCAGGATGGTCTGTATCAATCGTCCACTCGTCGCCATTCTGCGAGACGACGCACGGCAGCACCTCGTCTAGCGTATAGCCACGATCCCTGCATCGTGACTCAAGATGTGCGCGATGGCATGTAATCATGGCAGCGGATTTGGCTCGCACAGCACGCAGTCGTAGAGGCTCTTGTAGCCCGTGCCATCAACTCCGCCAGGATCGTAGGCCTGACTGTTTCCCCATGGGATGTTTCCAGTAAGACCATCGCACGATAGTTGATAGCCTGCAAATGACGACACATAAGATGCGCAGTAGCTCTTGCATGCGCTCTCTGTTACAAACTCGCCGCAGGACTGCTTGATCTGGCAAGCTTTGCCTTGCCGTCCGTCCGTCACCCAAGTTGCATACGTTGAAGCAACGGAGTTGCTTCCGATGCCGCTCAGTTTGTCGCAACCGCAGGCTTCGTTTGTAGCCAGCTTGCATGGCGCAAAAGTCTGGTCTGTACACCGGACGTAGAGGATGGCCGACCAAGGTTTTGCAGACGTGCAGCAGCTTGATGATGTGCAACAGCACGCCATGCTAGTACCCAAATCTCAGGTAGGTGCCAGTGTATGTGTCCATGACGCGCACAGCCGTCGCGGTTCCCGTGACGAACGTGGACGATGCTGTGGTTAGAGTCTTTCCGATCGTGATGCTGCAGCTGGAAGTGTTCAGCGTTGCGGATATTGATACGTCAGAAACGTATGACGCGCTAGCTGTACTCGTGACGGCAACGCTGCTGGCTGTCGTGCCGATGAATACGGCTGTGGCAGTCTGCAGCGGAACATCAATCAAGTACCATGCTGTGCCATCTTTTGCGATCGCGCAGTTGGTTGCAGACGTTGCCGTGGAAGTGATCGGGAAAAACAGGTTGACTGCACTGACGGTGTTGGGAGTGCTGGTTACGTTCCGAAACGTAACCGTTTTGGAAGACAAAATCGACCATGCCCCAGTGAACGTGCAGACGCGGAATGTCTTCGGCGCGAATCCTTGGGCGGCTCCGTATCTAATCGCGTCTTGGTCTCTGTCTCCGCCCTCGACAGAGCGAACTACCTTAGCGATACGCTCCGCAGCTGGCCGCGTGAATGCGACACGTTCTACCTTTGCGGGCTTGCCGTCTGGCTTTGCTGACATGCGTCACCTAGAACGGCGGCGTGCCGAAGTACGTTGCAAATGCCACAGCTGGATTGACTCTGCGAGCCATGATCGACGGAGCACCAGACCCTGTGAAATCGCTATTGAATCTGATCGACCCGTCGTCATTCAGAGCCAACACGCTTGCCGATGGAATCTGCTCGTCGTTTGAAAGAACGTAGCAGCGTTCCTTGGAAGGGTTCATGCTTGCCGGATTCTTGATGTAGTTCCAGCCAACGTTGGGGAGCCGCAACTGGTAGCCGCTGGCTTTGTAGGAAAGCTCAACAGTGACTTGCCAGTAGCGAACCTCTGCGTTGTTCACAACCTCTGTCGTCTGCTGTCCGCTTATGCCATGGCACATCCATTGATACGCAGCTGCTCCTAGAAACGAATCGGAGTTGAGTGCCCCAGTGACAGCGATTGCGTTTGCCACAGGGAAGGCAGATCGGTTCCCTGCAATTGACAGCCGAAGCTCTCCTTCGACTGACTGTGCGCCTTCAATGATGTCGCCAGCTGAATTGCACAATGACCGGATATCTGCATTGCCAGAGCCGTTGTAATAGCGAAACACCGGAACAGATATCCCGCTTGTAGAAAAAGACCACACGTCCGGGCGTGACAGCGGATTCGCCTGGAAGTCCGATGTTCCCTGCTTGGGTACTTCGTACCTGTAGGTGATTTCAGAATGGTGCCTGTCAATCTCGTTGACGGTTCCCTCAAGGCAGTACAGGTATGCGTACTCTGGGTGTGCTGATCCGTGGTAGATTGCCACGTAGTCAAGCACGTCCTGCGTATTAGTCGGGCCGTCAAGCGTGACAGACCACTTGATCTCTGCTGTCGGCGATTCGCCGAACTTGTGCGAGAACGTACGAGGCAGAACTTCACGACGAGATATAACTGCCATTAGCCACCCAGTATTTCTACAGGGCTCGCGCCAATGGCAACGATCCCTCGCCTGATTTCCTCGAGCTTTTGCAATTGCTCTCTTCTCTGAGCAATCGCAGGATCTTCTCGGCCCGTTGCCATTGCAAAATACTGAGAAGCACCCTCCTGCGTCCGAACGTCAGCGACCTGCAGTGCGTTGGCAGAAGGCCTGGAAAGCTCACGGGAAATCTCTTTTCTGATGGCAATGCCTTCAGCCGCAAGATTTCGCAGCGCATTTCTGGCCTCACCACCATCAATCAGTTTTCTGTCAAAAGCCTCCCTGACTGCCTTGAACTGATCCGCCACGCTTGTGGCTGGCTTGATCAGATTGGCGTCGATACCAAGAGCCTGCCGTTGCCGCTCCCTGTCCTGTGCTTTCGCCTGCTTAAAAGCTTCCTCGGAAAGCACTAGACGCTGCCGCGCGCTTGCTAACGATTTTGCGTCGCCGGTTTGCTTTGCAGCAGCTAACGCCTTTTCTGCGGCCCTCAACTCAATGCTAATGGCGAGCAAGTCCTTGGTTAACTGCAGCCTGCTTTTCTCAGCATCTGTCAGGCCAGCGTTTGCCAACTCGGCGACTCGCTGCCTTGACTCTTGCGCTGCCCTGCGCCCAGCTTCTGCTGATGCTGTGGCTGCAGCAGCGTCCGCTTGGCGTGCGTCTGCTTGCTTCTTGAGAGTGTCCGTAAATGACCGCGCGGCCTTTTCAACCTGATCAATCGCATACCTTTGATTGATCGTCTCAGCGTTTGCCTCACGCGCTAGATCAGTGAGTTTGCCGAACTCGCTGAACACCTCCATAGGAACTTTGCCAAGTCCGCCAAGCTCTTGTGCGAGCTGCTTTATTGCAGACTCAGCCTGGGCCAGTGAGTCCTGCGCAAATGCAGTGACGTTGATATCTGGAACCTTCAACGCGTCTTTTGCACGAACACCAAACGATGCTGTTGCTGAGGCAGATTCTTTGATCTGTGCCTTGTATTTTTCGACAGCCTTGGTTGTTTCCTCAATGCTCAACGCAACGTCAGTGCCTGCAGTCTTTCCTGCAATTGCCCATTCAAGTGCAGCGCCAGCCAGCAGACCAAGTCCCACTACGAGCGCACCAATGCCGGTGCTGGCGAGCAGTCCTCGTACAGCGATGGCAAGCCCGGCAGTGGAAGCAGCAGCAGTTGCCGCCGCGCCAGAATAGCCGAACGCAGCTGCAGTGGCAGCAGTGAAGAAACGTGCCAGATTTGCAATCCCGGCAGAAATCACTTGGCGATTGATAAAGGCGAGGTATCCGCCAATCGCTGGCAGGATGTTTCCAGCAAGTGGCAGGGCAGCTGCGGAAACAAACTGGAATGCACCCGCGAGATCGGCAATGGCAGACGCAACAGACGACGCCACTTGGCGAACGTCAATTGCTGCGATGAACGATGCTGCTTCTTCTGCCGCTCGAGTAAGCGACGGCGCAAGCTCTGCAAGAACGCGCGCGGAAAAGGCTTGCAGCGTCTGCTGGGCCTTTTGAAGAGAGTCATCCAGGGCAGCGATTCCGGCAATCTGCTGCGGCTGCAAGACAATACCGAGCCGCTTTGCTTCCGCTGCCATGTTCCTAAGGTAGTCAGCGCCTTCTTGGAATATCGGCGTCAACTCGGCACCGCTCTTGCCAAATAACGACACGGCAGCGGCAGCCTGCTGGGCTGGATTTGGAAGCTTGCTGATCGCGGCAGCAACGGCCTCAAAAGCTTTCTCAGGTCCAAGCCGCGAAAGCTCGGCAACGGACAGCCCGAGGTCCGCAAATGACTTCACTGCAGTTGCATTGCCGGTCTGGGCCTCGCCCAAGTTTACTGTCAGCTTTTGAATAGCCTTGCCAAAAGTCTGCACTGACACTCCCGACTGATTGGCCGCCAGCGAGTATCCTTGGATGATGTCTGCAGAGATTCCAGTGCGCTTGGAAAGATCGTCAATACTGGCGACTGCACCGGCGGTTCCACCGATAAATTGCGAGAACGCACCTGCGGCAGATCGAACCGTAGAGATGAAGGCCCGCGAAAGCTCAATCGTCTTCAGCGTCGAAACGTCCTGCTGCGTCTTCTTGGCAGCGTACCCAAGCTTCTGAAGTTCAACGACGCCAGCATTGATGCCAGAAGCCATCTGAGTGGCTGATGCAGACAGCTGGAATCCAAGGCCAATGGTTGCCATTACTGATTCTTGCCTAAGTCTTCCGCCATGCGGCGTATCGTGTCTCTAATTTGCGTCGGGTGCTTCGGAGCCCTGTCTTCAATCGGGACAAACTTGTCAGGCTCTGGCGTCTGCTTGGAGTACGGTGCCAGAACAGATGAGACAATCATTCCTGTCTGCAGCCATGGGTTGTCAAGCGGCCTGAACCAGCGTGTGTATGCGATCCACTGCGAGAACTCACGCGAGTCCATGGCATCAATCTCGGCCACGGTTTTTTTGAGGTGCGATGCCAGGGCGAACTTGAATTGCAAGGTCGGCCTGGCGTTCATTCCCCCGCTAGCTTCTTGATCTCCTCCTCGGTCAGTGCGTTGTGCTTGAGCGCCGCATGCCACAGCCTGTGCATCACGTCGCTGCTGCGGGACTTGAGTGCCGCCACGCCTTCGTCGCCTGCATACAGCAAGTTTCCCTTGGCATCGCAGAGCGTTCGGGAGAGCAGTTCACTGCGAAAGTCTGGAATTGCTTTGCCGTCTCCCTCGAGCAGCTTGATCTCGTAAGAGTCCCTGTCGCCAACGCTCATCAAGCGAATACACACTTGACCGCCCAATTCAGGCGCTTCTACTGTGATGATCTTTGCATCTGAGGCGGCGTCAATCTGTTCTCTGGTCAACGGCATGTGTCACCTTTTACTGAATGATTTTGAACTCGTACGTGTATCGCGTCACGCCATTGAGTTCAGCGGCTGCTCGCACCAGCGTGCAGCATGCATTACACGTCAAGCCCATGCCTCCACCAGAGATGACAAGCTGTCCGTACTGCCCATACGCTCCGGTGGTGGCATCTCCGAAAAGCTCAACAGTCGCCGTGCCTATGTCGTCAGTCCACACAGACGAGCGGCCTTTTGGCATTCCGCCGCCCCAAGACCACGACAGGCCAACGACCTGCGAGGCAACAGTGCCATTGAAAGAGACGCTAATTCCAGAGCTATAAGTCGCCACGGGAATCCTCCCTGGCGACTAGGCGACCTGGAACGAGGCCGAGCCCTTGTTGGCGTCGTTCGTGGCAAGCGTGATCGTTGACGACTTACAGGTAGCAGCAACACCTGAAAGCGTGATGCCTCCAGTTATTGAGAGAGATCCAGTTGCACCCTGTGCAATCGGAGTTGCACCGGCGTTGGTCAGATAGTCAATCGTGACTTCCTTACCAGTGTCGCCAGCAGAGCCCTTGAGCGGGCGAGACATCGTCAGCACAGTAGCACCGGAAGTCTGGCCGAGATGGGAGACATCAATGTTGTCGGTAGCGTTGTTGTCCGCAATCGTGTAGGTGAGGTTCGTGACGGTATACGCAACACCTGCAAAGGTGAACGTCGATCCGGCACCGTCATGAGGAGTGGATGGCATGATCTATGTCTCCTAGCTTTCGGTCCAGAAAATGTCGTACTGCTGGGTGATCTGATAGGCACGCGGCAATTCAGCGCCTGCCAGTGAAACAAAGTCGTCCGATTCCTGCTCAAGTGACGTTTGCTTCACCTCTGTATTGTTCACGGTGCCGCCGTACCCATCCAGAACCGAACGCATTGCGTCAGCAACCTCTCGCGCCTGCTCGTACGTCGCCCCGTAAATATTGAATTCAAGGCTCGTCACAGGCATCCCCATTGGCACCGTGAGCGTCTGCTGCCTGCGAATCGCCACCCTTCTCCAAGTGACAAATGGGAGCCCAACAGCTGCACCAGTTGCGTCTCTGTCGGGAGCGATGATCGGAAACACCTTTGACCCGGCCAGCGCAGAGAAGGTGGCATTGGCAAGCAAAGCGGAACGCAGGACAGCTTCTGGGGATTTCATGTCATTGGCCTCCGAGATCACCGTACTTGCGCTGATACGCCTTCACTGCACGAGTCAGGGCCTTCCGCATCTCAATGTCTAGAATGCTCTGCATCTGCGACCGCGACTGCTCAAAAGCTTTCTTGAGCGGATGTCGTGCTGGTGATCCAGCCACCGTGCCTGTAGAAATGAAGTCCACCGGATAGAGTCCTCGCCCTGTGAAGTCGCCTCGCGTGAACCACGACGAGAGCACTCCACGCCCGACAGCCTGCTGCTTGTCTCGCTCCACGATCGACCTGATCCGTCCGCCGACAATTACTCGTCGCTTGCTCTTGAACTTGCTCTTGCCTGCTGTTCTTGGTCTGGTGCCGAACTCCACAAGGTGCGAGTGATAGGCGCGGTTTGGACCCTTCAGCACAGAGCCGCCCCGAAATGCTGGCGTGGCACCCTTCTGGCTGTTGGAGTTCACCGGCCTTCGGAAGCCGATCACGACCACGCTCACAGGGATCTGCTGCTTGTTGTTCGTGTACTTCCTGGTGGCCATGGAGACGCTCGCCAGCAGGTTACCTGTCACCTGGCCGAGCGACGCAGTCTGCTGGCGAAGAGCATCTTGCCCAGGCTTTGCGGCCTTGCGTAGTGCTTGGCTCTGGTACTTCAGACTGATCTCTTTCGGGAGTTCCTTCAGCTGCTTGATCACGTCGTCCAGTGCGGTCAGCCCGTACTGCTTCTTGGCCAGCTTTCCTGTGCCGACTGCAAGCCGGATCAGTGACGGACCTTCAGCGAATACGCTCACTGAACAGTCTCCTGGCAGACAGCCTCGTGCTCGGTGCGGCTGCCGTGTTCAAGCAGGCTGACGATCTCAAGCGTGCGAGACCGCCACGAGAACCGCATTTGCTGCGTCAGGCCTGGCAGATACCGCAGACGCACCTTGTGGGTGACGGTGGTTTCCTGCTGGCCAGCCATCAACGCCTCACGGGCCGACACGCCTTCGACGCTGGCCCAGACAGCAGACGAGTCGGACCACGCCAGCACTGTCTCGCCGAGCGTGTTGGTCGTGCCGCTGGCCACCTGCACGGTTACTCGCTCGCGTAGCTTGCCTGCATCAATCATGCGTAGCCGCCCCACTTCTGTGAGGAAAGAAGCGAGTCAACTGCAAACTCAAGCTGCTTACTGATGCTTCCAACCAGTACGGCAGATCTGTTTTCAAACCAGAAGCCAACCAGCATCAGGATTGCGTGCTTGATCGCAGGCGGCACGCTCCTGCCGTCTTCGCCGTAGCCAGCCCAGAAGGTGATCGTGATTGCGTTGGCGTCATCCATGTACGCTGGCCAATCGGCCTCACGGAGCGGCCTGACAACGCCTGGCGTGGAAGCACTGTCCACCCGGTAAAGGTTGGACGCCAGCACCGACACGGCACCAGACTCGCTGGTGAACGTCAGCGACACTGAAAGCGGCAGCATCGGTGGCCGAGGCAGTTCAATGTCGCCGATCGGGAATCGGTCCATCTTGAGCGTCCACTGCGTCTTCAACAGCGTGCGATCAAGGTAGGCCTCAACCCACTCGCGTGCCGCAGAGATCAGCGAGGCGATGTAGAAGTTGTCCTCGTCGCCGTCCACGCGCAGGTGGGCCTTGGCGTCAGACACGCTCACAGGCTCAACCACAGGAGGCGTCGTGCGTGTGAGGCTGCGGTACTTCACGTTCTGCGTCTCCGTCGTGGCGTGGCGTCTGCAGTCTCAACCGTTTGCTCAACAGCTGCCGTCTCAATCAGCGGCGTCTGCTTGTCCTCAATGGCGATCTTTCTGGCGATCCAGTCCGCAGCCAGCCCTCCTGGCACATCGACGACCTGGCCAGTGCGGTA